TGTGTAATTCTATCCATATGGGATGCGATTTCTTGAGTCACAATGCAATGTAGTACATCACCAATCTGTGCGCCAATGTCGGAAAACATACAGCTAAACATTTCTTGGACTTCTTCTTTGGTCAACTTGTCGCTCATAATAAAACTTTCAAAATTAGATGGAATATGTATAGGTTAATCTAGCATCCCATGTATTTACAAAGTCCGCAGTTGAATCTGCCCAAAGGATTGAAATATCACCGCTGGGAGATTCTGTGATTTTCTTAATGCGCCACTCTGGTGCGCTTGTTGCTGCGCCGGGAATTGCCTCGCCAATATACATGGTACTTGGGTCAATCTGGTCAACAAGTTTGTTGTATTGTTTTTGCATATCGTTTTCCAAAATCGGGATAATAAGTGCAGCGAGGTCTTGCATCGTTCTAGGAACCCATTGATTAGACAAGGCATCCCACATAAAAATGTCATTGGATGTTGGTTGTAATGTCTTTGTATCAACGTCCATCAAGTCATTCAAAGAACCTTGACTAATAATTTCCCTAGGGTCTTGGTATGCCGCACCGCCACCGCCAATGAATGACTGATTTGGCTGTCTGTGCATGTTGTTGATAGCGCTCATCATCTCGTTGATAATGCTATCGTTAAACAAGACAATATTCTCCCAAGTCTTTTTGTCCTCCCGCTTCAACATCAGCGTACCTTTGCGCTGTGGGTGTTGCTTGAATTCCCACCCCAAACCATCTTTAGGAATCTTGATAGAATCTTGAATGGTCTTTGTAACGGCATCCTTGATAGAATCAATGTCCGTCGATTTGAGTACGGATGTATCATCAGCCTTTACAGAAAGGGCTTTAGACAGCGTTTCGATGCTGTTGCTATGTTCCCTATCAACCGAACTAATATTGTCGTTTAACGCCCTCATATGGGCTTCTGTTAGGTATTCTGGATGACTGTGATCTGGTGCGGCAAAGTCATGGGTATGATTCGACAACATATTCGTCAAATCTTTGATGGACTTCTTAGACTTTTCGGAAAAATCTTTATGATTCGCCTTAGTCATATCCAATTGTGATTTTAGGCCAGTAACAACCTTATCGACATTGGACATTCCTTGGGCATGTTCTTCGCGGATTTTCTTCGACTCTTCGGCAAGACTATCAACACTAACTTTGTTTAGACGAATCGTGTTCTCTATGGATTCTTGGTTTGCATCGGTATGCTTCTTATCAACATCAGCAAGTTTTCCGTGCAGCACATCCAGTTCACCAACGACAGCATGCCCCAAAGTATGAATCTTCTGGTTTGTCTGGGAATTGGTTGTTGCAATAGCGGCATTAGTTGTACCTACATGAGTTTCAAATGCGGCCTTTGGTGCATACTGATCATCGTGTTGATGTTCTTCAAATGCGACCTTTGGTGTATACCGATCATTATGATGGTGTGTCTCGATAGCTTCATTAAGTTGCTTCGTCTGCAATTCCGAATATAGTTCATTGTAAACTTTTGCATAGAACTTAGACGAAGTTGAAGATTTTTCATCAATCTCTTTAGAGACACCTTCTAACATGGTCCCAATATCAGGCATTGATTTTAGCTTATGGTCAACTACGGATTCGACAATGGAAACCACATCAGCAGGATTTTGCTTAGATGATTCAATTTCCTTTAGAGCAGCTTGTAGCTTTTCCTCGACCAACGCCAAGGCAGCAACTAGGATATGATTGTTGGTCAACTGTGTCATTACTTTGCCCCAATACTGCGCAAGATTCCCAATGCAACCTTATCCAATTCGTTACGTTCATCCGAAGATTCCGACAACATTGGGGTAGTAATAGGTTGAATAGATTCGGCTTGCTGCTGATCTGGCACAGGGTCGGCAACAATGCCAGCTTGAATACGCAGGTTTTGTTCTTGAATCTCTTGCATCATCATAGTCTGACGGTCTTGTTCAATTTCTACGATCATTTTATCACGTTCTTCTTCAGTCAAGTGTAGGATGTTTTGGAACACATATTCCCGAGAAACATACTTGCCTACAAATGGGTCAATTTGTTGCAAGATTGCAATGCGCTGATTGATAACCCCATACTCTACCGATTCGCTGAAATAGTTGTCTTCCTGAAATTCATAGCGAATAGAATCTGCAATATTATCGAAAGTCGCCTCGTCCAAGATTCCTTTAAGAATCAAGTTGCGCTTCAATGTTTCTAGGAACAACCCAGAGAACCGCTTACGCAATAGGTTAATGAAGCGGGAGAACCGAACCTCATCCCGAGTGATTTCTGTACCACTAGAGAACATAGAATTTTCTTCGGTCATGCGCTGGTTGGGGACGCGCAAAGACTCATACAGTTTCTTCTTGAAGTAGTCACTTTCACCAGTTTCACCAACGGCTTCGCCACCCGGCAATGTGTCGATGCCGATACCTTGACCACCATCACCAACAGGTAACCAAAAGTCTTCGGTCATTGCTAGGTAACGCTTGTCTGCTTTGATTTCACCAGTGTTTACATCATAGGTAACCTTGTTGCGGTACTTGTTGGCAATTTCCTGCACATATTGCTCTGCTTTGGCCTTTGGTAAGTTCCCAGTAAAGACTTTAAACACCCGGCGCTCTGGGGCACGAGCAAGTCGATAAATCAACATCGCATCTTCCATCATCCGTAGATTATTTGATGGACGAATTGCATTGTGTAGGTACGACATGACGACATTCGTAGATGGGTCATGTAGGCCGCTATTCACATGTACAATACTTTCCTTAGTCATAATGATAGAACCACTAGCATTACGAATATCAGAAACCCCTTGGTCAGAGAATAGGTAGTATTCCTTGACACCTTGAATCATCTCTACTTGAGTAGCTGGGTCTAACTGCTTGATTAGTTCACGAACCCGCTTAATCTTCCGTGGGTCAATATATCGCATTTCAGCAATACCGGCGTTAGGATTTTCGCTGTCAATTAAGACATTGAAGTTCAATCGACCATCGACATACCATCGCTTGAAAAGTTCATAGCCATTTTTACTGAAAGAAAGTAGGCGCAAAACTTCATCATGTTCCGACACGATGACTTCTTTGATTTTTTGAGGGAGTTCGATTTCATCTAGGTCGATAGTGACAATTTTCTTTTGCTTATCAACGATGATTGCTTCGGAAGTAATTTCTACAATGGCCCGGTCAACTTCTGGTACATATGCAAGTTGTCTGTATTGCTCAATAAGTTCATTTTCTGTATTAGCAACTTGGTTTACATCAATACCTGTATATGCGGCATGAGCAAGACCAGCATGGGAGGTTGCTGTAATGTCAATAGACGAATCTAGGTTCGATGGAGTTACCGGGGTTGGGATGTTTGGGTTTACATCACCACCAAAAGAGAATCCAAAAATCTTACGAAAAATATTTGCCATACGCATCCTAAATAGTTCAATATTATTTAATCCCCATGCACCAAATATTTATTGATACACACCTATCAAATGGTTTCAGTTCAGGCGACTTTGAACAGAACTTTTCAAGGTTTCGCTCAGTCGATTTGCAGTTAACCAGATTCAGGGAAACAAAAGCCTGTAATTATAAACTATTGGTAAACCACATCATCATTTTACTCAATGTGTTTGATGAAGTTGCCTACTATGGATTTACATGCTTCATAAACAGAAAAAACAAGGGGCTACTGAATAGCATCCTTGTTTTTTCACAACGAATCTCACCAGAAACTAAACACAATAAGACTTTCTTGAAAGCCTTAGAAGCAAACGTCTAGGCTTATAGGTAGTAGTCGAATTCAAAGTCAACACTGAACTTTTGAATTTGGTTATTTGCGGCCCAAGAATACTCCATTGGACCGATCATCACCGGGAATAGGTTAATCAAACGAATACTACGATCAACCTCTCCATCCTTACGGTATGCCGTAATAGTCGCATCGGTGTATAGTTGTAGACTCTGCGCCTGTTCGATGTTATTCGCACCCCAGTCACCACGACTACCACGGTCTTGCCATTTCTCCAAAGCCATGCGTAATTCATGACCTTCATCAGCAATTACTGATACAGACCAAGAAGAATACGCACGGTCACCAAACCACTTTGTATCACGTCCGAAGTAAGGGATGTTAACAAATCCGGTTGTATATGCAGGGGATGATGCGGCTTCGACCATGAACTTTACTTGTCGTTCGGCGGCAGCGTCGTCAGGGATTGTGATGGCTACTTCAAAAAGATTGGGACGTGCGCCACCATGCTTTAAGTTTGACCGAAATTCTACAGCAGAAAATGCCATGTTATAGCTCCTATTTTATTGTATTTAGAATGGGGAATTTCACCCCATCGGTTGATTAGCCTACGATGACCTCTTTGAAGTCTACGTTAGGGCCGACAGCAGTAAAGTCTAGCAAGATGAAGTTGATAGAACCTTTAGTCTTAATAAAAATCTTACCAACGAAACGATTTTGAGAAATTACGTCGGGGGTGTTCACTGTGCTATCTGCTTGCACGATAAAGTCCGCAATACCACCACGACCTTGAATCTCGCGTAGGAATGGCTCAGTAAGGCTATAGAAACGGCGCTGAGACACTTCATCGTTGAACTTGAATAGCAAAGCCTCGGCAGCTACGGCAATGGTCTTGCGCAAGGTAATGAACAAGAAGCGGTTATGCATCCGGTCAAATGGGCCTGCAAATGTCTGCCCAGTCTTATCGCCATACAACACTGGACCAACTTTAGCCTTGCTGAAAATTGGGTTAATCCCAGCAGGGTACAATTGATCACGAGCGTTTTGTGAAGGGTTCCATGCAAGTTTGGTTACGTTCTTAAGGCGACCATTCTCCATACCTACACCAGTAGTCCACACCTCACCATTACGCTGCGCCTGTGCATACAATCCGGCAGAATCTGCATTGCAAGGAATCCAACGGAATTTGTTGTTGTAACGGTCATAGGTGTACTTCCAGTTACTATCAAACGAGAAGTAAGAAGAACTACCCACCAAATCGCGGTCAGTACGGCACAACGTAACTTCTTGGTCTTTTGTCTGTACGGAGGTCAACTGTGGCGACAAGAACACTACAGCATCTTTGCGAACTTCTGCAATATTCTGCACCAAGTATTGAGCAAGCACACCACCATTAGCACAACCATTACCACCGATCAATAGGCCAGATTCGGACGTATCGGAATCTTTGAATTGGTCGTAGCCTTGAATGTAGTCTGCTAGGGTCATAGAACCAAATCCATCAGCGCCACCGGCAAGTACAGAAGCGGTCGCAGAGATTCCAGAACCAACAACCAATGGGTTGCTACCAGACAAGACGAATCGACTGTATTGTGTAAACGCATCGCGCCAGTACCGCTGTGTACCGTCTGTGTTTACTGCACCGACAACCGTGCTTAGTGTGTACGATTCTAGGATAGTTTCAGCAGCATCGCCAAAGTAGCCAGTAGTATCAACGACTACCATATGGAATTCGTTAGCTACTGGTGCCGAAGTAAACCGACTAGCATGTTTCCACAAACGTGTTGCCGAAGTAATGGTAGTAGAACCAATATAAACTTTGGAGAAGGTTACCGTGGTTGTAGTCAACGCACTAACGCTATATTGAGAACCGCCAATGACCAATGTATCACCAACATGCACGTAGTCAGCCAACAATTCAGCGGCGGCTGGTGTGTATGTAGCAACATTGCTGATAGTGAATGCAAATGTTCCGGGCAATACTACTGAATATGCACTAGCAGAAGCACACACATCAACACGCAAAGAATTTCCGGCAGTACCGGGGAACCGTGCTAGGAATGTGCAAGATGTTGGCACATGCAATTCGTATTCAGTTTGGTTCAGAATCGAAACTGGAGAACCTGTATCAACAGCATTGAATACTGTTGTAGTAGAACCAATACGGACTACATCCAAAGAACCAGAATACGACAAGTAAGAACTAGACAACATGAAGTCTAGGTATTCTGTCGAAGTAGGCTTGCCAAAGGTTTGTACCAAATTGGATTCGCTAGATACGCGCACTTTGGTGCCTACTGGTCCCCATGCAAACTTACCAGCAATAGCGCCTACAGAAAAGGCACCTTGCTCTACGGTTGCAGAGGTTTGAAATTCGCGGGTTGCTACGCCGGGTGAAATTGGAAACATATTGGTTTCTCCTTGATAAAAGTTATGAAACTAAGAAGTATTAGTGTTCTATTTAACTATTATCAAAACGGCCTATATGTTACTGGTAGGTTTCTGTCCGGTTTACAATGGCACCCCAAAGCTGGTATTGAGTCAATTCGCTCAGGTCTAGCTGATTTTTAGAATTGTGGTAGTCTTTGTATATTACCAAAAATGCATCAGACATAGAATTGATTGTCATAATTTCCGAAATGGAAAATACGACATATTCGTCATCAGTTGCGGGGTCGTAGTCGCAAATATGGATTCCATCCTCTTCATCACTATACATTACCGCACCACGGCAAATAAAACTACCATCTTGGTCTTCATGTGGCAACCCATATGCGAGCAACCTATCACCAGATTTCAAGACAATCGACAATGGCAAAAATTCGTATTCAGGTTCCAATTTTAATTTCCTTCACACTTACTTCAAATTGCTCTGATAGGTAGCACTGTAGACGTTCTTCAAAGTGCTTGAACAAATAATTCTTTGTTTCAAATTTCCCTCTGTAGTCATCAACAATGTCCCAAATAGTTGCAAGTGCTTTAGAAGAATGCTTCCTTAGCGACCTACCAATGGATTGTAGCACTTTTACAGAGGATTTTGTGGGAGATGCAAAAACAACATGGTGTAAGTTGTTTATAGAAACACCAGTAGAAAATAGTGCATAGGTAGAAATAATGATGTTGTCATTAGTTTCTTCTACCAACTTTCTAAGATTTTCGCGCACGTCTTTAGGAGTGTCTGCCGAAATGATATGAACGGTTTTCTTTGTTCCGGATTCTACGAGGGCTTGCTTGACCACTTCGGCATGCTTATCCACAAACCTGAACAAGAACAAAGAATTCCCTTCAAGACTGTTTGCGAAGTTTACTAGAAATTGGTTCCTAGACTTAGACTTGACAACAACATCAAGTTCATCATCATAAGGTAGGCCACGGATGGGCTTACAAACCTTTTCTGGGTAGACTAGGATGATTGGCTTGACGATTGCCTTGGTGACATGTCCATCATCCATCAATTGCTTTGCCGATACGATTCTATGGACAGGTCCAAAATTGGCAATCAGTGACATTTCATTCGTCTTAGAT